AACTTATTGCTATCGATGAGAATGGTCTGTGGTTGTATGAGGGTACGCCGTATCCCATCTGCTACGGGTTTGAGAAGGTAGCCTTTGGGCATGGTAAAGATTTCGCATTCGGTGCGTTAGCAATGGGGGCAAATGCAGAGCAAGCAGTTCTTGCATGTAACCAATGTTCTTTACATTGTGGTAAAGGTGTGGAAGTGTATTCAATCTACGGAGATACAAATGAAAAAGAAAATCACTAAACGCGATAAGGTGTTAGCGTATAAAAAGAAACACCCTGATGCGAGTGTGAATGCAATAGCAAAGGCTGTTGGTGTTTCCTACAGTTATGTATGGAAGATTGTAGAAAACAAAGACACTAAAGTAGTGAAGGAGGTGGCGGCTAAAAAGTCGCCTCGATTTCGCAGCGAAGTCTTATTCACCGCAGAACAAATCGTCAGTAACGATAGAGAAAAAGAACACGGGGATGCCTCGGATAATTGGAACAGCATTAGTGGGCTGTGGTCTAGTTATCTTGGTTATACTATTAGCCCTAGCGCTGTACCCATAATGCTTATGCTTATCAAGGTAGCAAGGTTGCGTCAGAACAAAGCAAACATAGACAACTATGTTGATATATGTGGGTACGCAGCGTTGGCATCCGAAAGTAGAAATGATTAGGGGGTAGTATGGATATCGTAACCATTGACTTTGAAACTTATTATGACCGTGAGTTCTCACTGTCTAAGATGACAACTGAGGCATACATTCGGGATGATAGGTTCGAAGTAATTGGTGTTGGTATCAAGGTTAATGACCACCCAACTGACTGGTATTCGGGGGATGACGTAGGTAAATTCCTACGCTCCCTCGACTACTCAGACAAAGCAATACTTGCACACAACTGTGTGTTTGATGGTGCTATCTTGTCATGGCACTACGGTATCAAACCTAAACTATGGCTAGATACTTTATCTATGGCACGGCCTTTCCACAACTCAACTGTAGGTGGGTCACTCAAAGCACTAACAGCACACTATGGTATTGGTAAGAAAGGGGATGAGGTTGTTAATGCCTTGGGCAAACACCGTAAAGATTTCACACCCGAAGAACTAGATAGGTATGCTAACTACTGTGTTAATGATGTAGACCTAACATACAAACTGTTTAAGATTCTTGGTAAGAAGTTTCCTGCTTCTGAGATAGCAGTGATTGACCAAACAATGCGGATGTATACTGAGCCATCTATTGAGTTAGATGTGGAAGTGTTGGAGGCTCACCTCGAGCAGGTCAAAGCAAACAAACAGAAACTTATTGATGACCTTGCGTTGAAAGGCATCAGTCAGGACAGAGTCAAGAAGGCTCTAATGTCTAATCAAATCTTTGCCAAACTATTAAAGACGGTAGGTGTTGAACCGCCTACGAAGGTTAGTCTACGCACAGGCAAAGAGACCTTTGCGTTTGCAAAGACAGACAAAGCATTCACCAACTTGTTGGAGCATCCTAATCCTACAGTCCAGAATCTGGTGGCGGCGAGGCTCGGCACGAAGTCTACTATAGAGGAGACGCGCACGGAGAACTTAATAAAGGTAGCGGAGCGGGGGCGGTTGCCCATCATGCTCAACTATTATGGTGCGCACACAGGTAGGTTTAGTGGTGGAGATAAACTGAACTTGCAGAACTTACCACGCAACGGTGCTATCCGTAAGTCTTTGTCAGCCCCTATAGGTAATGTGTTGATTGCTTGTGACTCATCACAAATCGAAGCACGAATGGTTGCTTATGTGTCAGAGCAGAATGATTTACTAGAAGCATTTGCTCAAGGGCGAGATGTGTATAGTGAGTTTGCTTCCGAGGTCTATGGTAAACTTGTTACTAAAGATGACAAGGTTGAAAGGTTTGTTGGCAAGACATGTATCCTTGGGTTAGGATATGGTATGGGTGCTGTTAAGTTTAGAAATACACTTGCTCTAGGTATGGGCGGTATCTCTGTCGACATAGACGAGAACGAAGCACAGCGTATTGTCAACTTATATAGAAGAAAGAACCACAAGATTGCTTCCTTTTGGAACAGATGTAACCACGCATTAGGCGAGATACTTGCAGGCAGAGCAGGGCAACTATGTAATGTTGTCAGCTATGACGGTGATGGTCTTATATTACCTAATGGGTTGCGCATCAAGTACGCAGCATTGCGTAGCGGTACAGATGGATACGAGTATATCTCAGACGCTAGAACTTTCCGCAAGTTAGCACAGAAAAGAGTTATGACTGGCGAAGAAGTTAATGTAGATTGGACTAAGATATACGGTGGTAAAGTAACAGAGAACATAGTGCAGGCGTTAGCACGGATAGTAATTACAGAACAGATGGCATCCATCGGTCGTCACTATCCTGTAGCGTTTCAGGTACATGATGAGATAATCATCAACGTCCCGGCAGAAGAATCAGCAGACGCACAGCAACTTGTTCTCAATAAAATGTCAGTCGCCCCAAAATGGGCGCAGGGTTTGCCTGTCGCTTGTGAACTAGGGGTCGGCACTAATTATGGAGAGGCAAAATGAGTAAGAGAGAAAGTACCTTAAAGGTAATCAAAGAACTTACAGAAACTGTCTCATCTGCCAAGGATGAAGAACTAGGTGACCTAGTAATACTTGTTAAAGTTAAAGGTCAGTATGTAAGGTTCTCTACTAAGATAGATGATACGGTTGGTCTTGTAGGGTTTCTTGAAACACTAAAGTACGATGTTCTTAGACGAGCATCGGGTGAGTAAGATGAAACTAGCGCACTCATATTCATCTATAAAGATGTACGAGAACTGCCCGAAGCGGTACTACCATCAGCGTATTACGAAGGAAGTACAAGACCAAGGTAGTGAAGCTACACGATATGGTGAGCGGATTCATTCTGATTTAGAAAACAGATTAGTTAATAACAAACTACTCACACCCGAGACGGAGAAGTATGAAGTCTTGTGTCGTGCCATTGAGAAGATGGCAAATGGTGGTGAGTTACATGCGGAACGTCAGCTCTGCCTAAACGAAAACCTTACACCAACAAGTTGGTGGGCAGATGACGCTTGGCTCAGGTCCATACTTGACGTTCTGATTTTACATGACGACAACGCAGTGGTTATGGATTGGAAAACAGGTAAGCGAAGACCCGACTTTACACAGCTACAATTATTCGCACTACAGGTATTCAAACATTTCCCTGAGATTAAGTCAGTTAAGTCCTGCTTTGTGTGGCTACAAGACATGAGCATGGACGCAGAAGTATTCACTGTAGATAAAACTAATCTGATGTGGGCTGATATGTTGGCGCGTATAGAGCGCATCCACCAGTCAGTCGAGCATGATAACTGGCCTGCTAAACCTAGTGGGTTATGCAGATTCTGCCCAGCACAAAATCTTTGTGAGTATTTGCTAGAATATAACTTGACAATACTGTAAAGATAATTATATCATGTCTAGTACACCGGAAGGTAAAATAAAACGTAAACTTGACAAGATGTTAAAGTCTGAAAACATATGGTATTACAGCCCACAAGCAGGGCCATTTGGTAGAGCAGGGATTCCCGACAGAGTTGCCATCGTTGATGGTAGGTTTGTAGGAATAGAGTGTAAGGCAGATAGGACAAAGAAACCCACTGCCTTACAGCTAAGCTGTATGAAACAGATCGAAGACGCAGGTGGTAAATGTTTTGTTGTATTTGATGATGAGACAATAGAAGAAGTGAGGACATATATAAATGCTAGTCGTTGAACAAGCACAAGCTTTAGCACTAAACCTAAAGCATCCTAACAAGGTGTTGGAGTGTATACCAACGGCCAAGAAGATGTCGTATAACGGAACAGAACTTGTTGTTACACCTCATCGTAATGACGAAGTTAAGATACTGCGTAACCTAGGCATCAAAGCACCTGCACCTATATTACATTATTATAAATGGTCGGGTAGGTTTGAACCCTATGACCATCAAAAGATGACATCTGCTTTTCTGACAATGAATAGGAGAGCGTTGGTACTGAATGAGATCGGTACAGGTAAGACACAGTCTGCACT